GAAACACCAGTTGTAGAACTACCGACTAAACCCCACTACCAAACCCAACCTGGTTTCCAGTAACTGGTATCCAGCCAGCTGATCTATCGCCGGTCTAGCTGTTCTAGAAGAGCAGTGACTGAAGCAGGGAACTGGCTTCCAGTTCCTGGCATCAGCCGCCAAGACCAGCCCGCTGGTTAGACAGTCTGGAAGACCAGACCCTGAAACACCAGCTGTAAATCCCAAGACCAAACCACACACCAACCACAAGCACTGGCAACCAGTGCGGTGCCCACAGTCGTCTGCACACTATGCGCTGGTGCGGCGACTTGACCATAACCCTATACCCAGCCCAATGAATGGCCGGTCAAAAGAAAAGAGAAGATGAACCATGAGGATCGACAAGACTTTATATGATGCACAGCTATTGATAGTGGCTCACTCCCGCAAAGGAATATGGGCAGCAGATTTGAAACTGGGCGGCAAGCCCTCGCGCTGGTCTGCTGGTAGTCTGCCGACCACCGCCACCGCTCACAGTTTGCTGGCTGTCGCCATCGTGGCAGCGTTGCGCCCACTGCCACACCGGGCACTGATGGAGCTTTCCGACTATGCCGACCGACGCGGATTCCGGCCACGCCTGGAGATCGTCGTGAATGACCCGACCTTTGTTGAGGCGTTAGAAGCAGCCAAGAAGCAGGATGCCACGGGCAAGCCTTTCAAGGCAGGGAAGAATTTCCTAGTGTCATTGGCGCAGCAACTCGCCCGCTGGGAGATCACACTGGCTACCAATCCTGAGAGCAAGCATCTGTTCGCCCTGGGGAACTGGGCGTCTCGGGTGGTGATCGATCCGACCATCGATGCCGTGTTCACACCGGCAGTCGTCTCTGAATATAGATCTTAAGTTTGGGTGCCTCATTGATTCGTTGACTATTGTTTCGTCGCGAAAACTAAGTGCCCACCACCGAAGAGCTTCGGCCCTGCGGTGGTATGCGGAGAGCGTTCTGTTCAGTCCGCTCTCCGCATGAGTTTGTTCCACTGCTCATGTGTTTGTTCATACACCCAGTCTTCTCGTATCGGGCTGGGTGTCTTCTCGTATCGGGCTGGGTGTCTTCTTCATCACTGACATCAAGCACTGGTCACAGATGCCTGGTCACAGTCACCTGGTACGGGATAGGGGGTCTAAATTATGAGCCGCTTTTTCCTTTTGCTGACCGCTGCCAAATAGAACTTCTGTGCTGGCAATGCTTTTGCACAGAAATCAGAAAGTCCAAGATCAAGGAATCCAACAATGAGAGCAATAAGCGCCGCTGAAAAGCAGGCAATGGGCACCTATCGCCCAGACCGCGCCAGAAAGACACCACGGTTCAGGGCAGGGCAGGACATCGCCGCCCATCCACCAGCATTCATACGGAAAAACAAACTGGCTCTTAAGGAGTGGCGAGCAGTCGCCGCGATCCTTGAGGCAGAAGGCGTACTGAAGGCACCAGATGTTGCCCAGCTGGCTTCCTACTGCACCTTGTACAGTCGCTGGCGCGATGCTGCCCAACATGTCGAAGACGAAGGGCAGGTTGTGACAATCACCAGCACCACCCGCACCGGACGCACTGACAAACCTGTACAGAATCCCTGGGTGCGCTGTGAGCAGACATATGCTGCCGCGATGATGAAGGCCGCAGTTAAGTTTGGCCTCAATCCACTTGACCGGCCCCGCGTGGAAGTCTCCCCCTTTGAAGCTGACCAGGCGGCAGCAGATGCCGATGCAGCAGCCGATGCAGAGTTCGACGCCCAACTAATCGACACACCACGGAAGGAAACGAGATGAGCAAGAGCAAACACGAGTTACGAGTTCAGGTTGCCCCGCAGAAATTTGAGATCAGGAAGAACCCAGATGGCAGCCGGTCAATCAGTGGCTACGCTGCCACGTTCAACGACCTCTCCCAAGACCTGGGCGGCTTCAGGGAAAAGTTACAGGCGGGCGCATTCAAGCAGTCGCTGAAGGATCAGCCCGACGTGCTGTGTCTGTATGCACACGATCCCAGCTTGATCCTGGGCAGAGTGGCCTCTGGCACCTTGCAGATTGCAGAGGATGACAAGGGGCTTCGCTTCACTTGCAAGCTTCCCGACACCAGCACCGCCCGCGACCTAATCGCACTGATGGAGCGTGGCGACATCGCGAGCATGAGCTTTGGCTTCTCTGCGGTCTCCGATGATTGGGCACAGATGCCTGATGGCAGAGTGGTTCGCACACTGCTGCAAGTCGTGCTCTACGAGATTTCCGTGGTGCCCCAGCCCGCATACCTTTCGACCTCTGTCGATCTGCGGTCTATGCCCGCCGAGTTTCGTAAACAGATAAACCCTGTGGCAGAAGACGAGGACGAAGAAGAAGACGGCGACACAGACGATCCTGAGGATGATGACGAGGACGAGGAGCAGCGGTGCGATTGCGACTGTGCCGCGTGCCGCGCTGGCGACTGTGACAAGTGCAGCAATCCCGACTGTGATGACCTGGATTGCTTGCAGGGCGACTGCCCGCAACAGGATGACATCCGCGCCGACCACTTGAGACTAGGTTTGCACTTCGAGAGCAGGCGTCGGCACCTCTGCCGGTAACACCCCGAGATTGAACTAAAACAATTCGACTGGTTGAGGAGAACCTGCCCCAACCAATCAACAAGGCCGCATACCTCATGACGAGGGCTGCGGCCTTTTGCTTTCTACGCGCAGGGAAAAATTGCCCCGCCATCAATGCCATCAACAGGCCGCGCCCTCCGGGGTTTGCGGCCTTTCTTTTACCCGGATTTATCCAGAAAGCAATTAATCGTGACTTTGAAAGAGACCCGCACCAAGATCACTAAGCTTCTGTTCGAGCAGCGCACCCTGGCCCTTGCTGGCTTCACCACTGAAAGCCGCGCCAAGTTCGACACCATGCAGGCGGACATTGACGGCCTCGAAGCTGATGCCCAGCGCCTGGAAGCAGTCGAAAGCCGTTCTTCGGTCTATGACAGCTTCGAGCGTTCGCCCCGCCCTGGCATTGGTGGCCAGACAAGCGGCGACGAGACCCGCTCGAAGATCAATAAGGCCTTCCGCGCTTACGCCCTGCGCGGCTGGGCAGGCATGGCACAGGAACAGCGCGACCTGCTGACGACTTCGGACGCCAGCGGCGGTGCACTGATTCCGCAGTTGTTCGACGGTGTCTTGCAGGAAGCCAAGAAGTTCTACGGCCCTGTGGCCCTGCGCGTTCGCCAGAAGATCACGGAGAACAACGGCGCACCGATCAAGATCAGCATCACGAACGACACTGCGAACGGCATGGTGTTGCTGGCGACTGAGGGCACCAGCGGCCCGGTGGAAACCGATCCCCAGTTCCAGTCTCGTCTGTTGGGCGTGGATACCGTGAGCGCCGGTCTGGTCAAGGTGAGCTTCAACGAGTTGGAGGATTCCAGTTTCGACCTGGATGCCTTCATCCGTGGTGCGTTCGGCGTGCGCTACGGTCGCGGCCTGGAGAAGATCGTGACCACCGGAACCGACTCGGCTGGCACGGAGTTGCCGAACGCTGCTGTGGGTGGTCTGCTGGGCACCGCTGCGGTGGGCACCACGACTGCCACTCTCGCCGGTGGCATCGGATGGACGGACATCGTTAACGCCTTCGGTGCGTTGGATGCCGCCTACCTGAACCCCGGCACCGCGTGGATGTTCAACACCGGCACCCGCAGCACCCTGCTAGGCATGAAGGATGGCTTCGGTCGTCCGTTCTGGACTCCCGATCCTTCTGGTGACGGCCCGTTTTCCAAGCTGCTCGGCTACGACGTGGTTCTTAACCAGGCCATGCCGAATGCCGGTGTTGCGAACGCTACTCCCATCGCGTTTGGCGATTTGCAGTCGGCTTATGTCCTCCGCACTGACGGCCAGCCCACGGTGCTCCGCTTGCAGGAACGCTTCGCCGACACGTTGGAGCAGGGCTTCCTGCTCTTCACTCGCGTCGGTGGTGCGAGCCTGATTGCAACCGGTGCGCCCAACGCGCTGGTTACGCTGAAGCTCGCAGCCAACTAAACCACAACCTACCGCACACACAGGGCAGGACTCCTTCGGGGGTTCTGCCCTTCTGTGTCTCTGCACGAAAGGAAAAATGATATGAACACGACATCTGAACTCGCTCTTGAACGTACTCCCCTCAATATCCGTCTCAACCACAATCTTGGGTTTCTACCCGCTGGCCGCGTGATCATGCTTCCGAAGCACATGGCCCTGGCACTCGTTCGCCGTCGTCTGGCAACCGCCGTTGGTGACGCAATGGTCATGCCTGACATTGTGGTCAGCGAAGATGATCTTCCCTGTGCAGAGATTGATCTTGATCCCGCCTGGATTGCAGCCGGTCGCGCCCGTGCGATGGAGGTGCGCTAGATGGCAGAGGCTCGCCTTCTATACGACCGCAAAGAAGCAGCACGGCAACTCAGCATTAGCGTCCGCACTCTTGATTACATTGTCGCCAGCAAGCAACTGGCAACCCGCCGCATTGGCAAGAAGGTCTTGATTCCGCATGGTGAGCTAGTGCGCTATGCCAGGGCAGACCACTGCGAGCCTGTGATGACCGTCGCTGCCCCGGTTGCCCCGGCTGTCGCTGCCTAATATCGAGGAAAATACAGGAGACCCAGCCCCAGTCCAGTGCGCTATAGTGTCTGTTTGAATCTTCGGCAACGCCAACTCCACTATCTGCAATAGAGGCAGATGTGAGCACCTGGCATATCGCCGTGAATGATGGAAGTGGAACAATAATTACACTGTCAGCTCCACTCGCCGGTGAGTTCCGAATCAGCCGAGAGATGCCATAGGAGGGCCTTGTTGCTTGACCATCGGAGGTGGTAATCTGACCAAATCGTCGGAGCGCATGCGGTCTGGCCGTAAAGTATTGTTGATTCTGTGGGTTACAGCATTGTCACTCCATGAGAAGTGAGCCGAGATAGTCACTCGACGCCTTCACATTGTTGCTATACCTTGTTGCAAAACACACGATGTTTCACTCCTGTGGTTCGGGAAGACAGGACAGGGATGAAATACGCCTACGAAGACCTTTCAGATGGGCAGTTTGAAACGCTTGTTGTGCTTTTGTGCCAGCAGTTGCTCGGAGTATCCGTGCAGGGTTTTGCTACCGGGCCAGATGGCGGGCGCGATGGCAAGTTTGTGGGGACTGCAGATTTGTTTCCGAGCAAAGCAGCGCCGTGGACCGGAACCACGATCATCCAAGCAAAGCATACTAACGGCTTCAATCGCGATTTCTCAGAGTCCGATTTCTACAGCGCAAAAGGAAAATGTACTG